TTAGGTGTGAACGTAAGACGGTAGCAATCGTACTCTACCGCATCCAACGATAATACCATTGGGTTGCCTGAGTTATCGAAGATGCTGACCGTGTAGCTTGAGTAAGGATTGAAGACTCCGTCAGGGAAGTTCGTTGTGTCAATCGTGATGACTCCCTGCTCGGTTGTTGAGTCGTAGTATGTGTACTGAACGTTGCTCTGATTATCTGTGAAGACAAGCTTGTATCCGGTCTCAGGATTGAGTCCAGTCAACTCAAAGAATTCATTGCAGTTGGGTATGTTCAGTTCCTTGCAATCATTACACACCTCAACGGCTTCGAATGTACCGCTGAAGATTCCACCAGTATCATCAAGCAGACTCAACGCCACCAAGTCATCAGCACTCACCGCAGGGTCGATACCCATGCTGCGTATCTTGAATGTGATGTAGATATTCGTGCCAATCAACTGTTGTGTGTATGTAGTGGATGATAGATAGAAGCCATCTATGTTTACAACTATATCATCAAGCAAATCTGTCAAACTACTATACGGACTGCTCGTAGCAGATGATACTTGTCTCCACAAATAAAATCCTGAATTATTCCAAGTTGATATGATTGGAATCTTGATAGTGCAGTTGTAGCTCGTTGCCATGCTTACAAATATACATCACAAAAAGCGAATCCAATCACGGTGAAAACTATGGCAGTAGTACCGCCAGCAATCCAGCAAGTCAGCCTTGCGGATGTCAGTGCTGCGGTCCTTCAGGATGTCACCGTCCTCGTCCACCTCCACGTATTTCAAGTCAGTGATGAGACCCTTGCAGGTCGGACTGATGCGGATGCAGTAGTTCTGAAGCAGCGAGTTGACCAGCACCCTCGTATCACGAATACTGGGGTTCACCGCAGGCTGGCGCATCTGCGCCCTACCAAGATGCAGCCGAGCAGCCACCACATCGTAGTACCCGGTGTTGCCACTTGTCAAGGCTGAACGGTTCGCCCCAGTCGCATCGCCAGTGACTATGAAGCTCGCCTTCGGGAATGCTGCGATGATAGTGTCGCAGAGTTGATAGATGTCTGAGTTCCGCAGTGCGAACTCTTGAACCACGTTGATGCAGCCGTCCTTGTGCTGGATAGCAAGGCAGGTGATAGGATCCACGTTGAAGTCAAAGCTCAGATACAAATGCTGAAGTTTATCGTACTCCACCGCAGTCACGTGCTTGACCTCATCAAAGGCATAGGCGAATGGATTGTTCGCAAGGTCAACATCTTCCGCAAGTATCTCGCATCGGAAGGTCAGCTCATCCAACTGCTCACGCAAGTGGTCTACCTCGTCATGGCTGATATGTGGATTATCGTAAGTTGATAAGTTGAAAGAACTCCAGCTCGCATCATCCTTTGCGAACAGTTCCTTGAAGAAAGTCCTGCCGAACTTAGGAGTGCTGAGAATCCACGCATCCCCCTTGAAGTCGAGCAGCGTTGCCATGATCGTCTGAGTCCACGCCTCCCTGAATTTCTTAGCCTTCTCCGCCTCATCAATCACCACCCTCGCATACTTTCTTCCCCTACCACTATCAGGCTCATCCATACTCCAGAAGTCAATCACTCCGCCTGTTATCAATCGCATCTGCTTAGTCTGCTCGTTCTTTGTTTCAATGACATCCTTGAGTGCTGTACGAAGTTCAATCCATACATCATTCAAGTCCTTATAGGTCGGAGCATAGTAAGCACATGGCTTGCCATCTAAGGCAACCTGCGGAAGCAGTTCATTAACAGCAAGTGTAGTCTTTCCCCACCTTCGGCCAATCTTAAGCACGTTGTACCTGGATGAATCAGATAGTACTTTAGTCTGACCGGTATGAAGCTCTTTAAGCTTTACGACTATCTCACTCACGCACTACTTTTATTGTGATGTTATTATCATCAGTCTTTATCTCCTGACTGCTCATCTTAGGATAGAGATATCCTATCATGTCATTGATGGCCTTGAGCCTATCCTTTGGAGGCAAAGCATTCATATCAGCAGCGAACTTATATAAGTCGTACTCATCAAGGTAATCCTTAAAGACTGTCTTAATCCAGTTCTTCTCTCCTATCATTTCTTCTTCTTTACTTTATTAGGTAGCTTCTTCCAAGCAGCCTTGCTTGTTTTCTTTGCAAACTCTTTTGCTACCTTCGGATTAGTTGCGAATAGTAACCTTGCTTGCTTCTTACTTTTAAACGGCATATGCTTTAGTATTAATCGATTTCACCTTCTTGTCTTAGTATCCTTTCGGCCCATCTCAACGCTGGCTCTCCGCCCCACAGCAAATAGCTAATAGTACCGCAAGCCTCAGTATCTCCAGGCTGATAATACTCTGCTGCTCTGCTTAGATAACTGTACATTCTTTTAACTGTTAAGATAGTCACAGCTTCTCCATTGGCTAACTGCTGAGCTCGCACCTTGCCAACCTGTGTTGCACACTTGTTACCTACTTCTTCATTAAGTCGGATGCCTCGCTCTGCTGCATCTCTCACTGCTTGCGGATAGTCGCTATATGATTTGGCCATACTACAAAGATACTACACTTTTACTCTTTTGTCTCTGTACTGATAAAAGTACATAAACTCATCGATAAATACATCATCAGCTATCAAGCCACTCTCAGCAAGTCGGATGCTGTAATCTCTATCACTAAAGGTCCACCAATCTTGGAAGCCTATCTGCTTTGCATACTCAGTGCGTACTGGATTCAAGTGATTCAAGGGTCGATGAAATATGTAGCAGTCAGTGGACCTGAATGCCTTGTCGATGTATCGCAGTCCTGCACGATGAACAAACTCAACAGGCTTGATGTTATTGCTTGTCACTATACCACGAAAGCCAACTCCACATGGCATATACTTTAGCTTTTCAAGTATCTTGCTCACGTAGTTAGCTGGCACTAAATCATCATCATCTACAAAGTTGATGTATTCACTCTTGCACTCCTCCACTGCTCGCTGTCGCTTGGCTCCAACCGTTGCAACAGTATCAGGATAAAGCTTGAGCTCTACCTGATCATTGAGCTGAGGCTCGAGCCTTGCAAGTAAGCGTTCAAGCAATTGCTTGCGTTCAGGAATTGTTAGTACTACAATAGTCCATAGTTTTTTCATATTGGGAATTTAAGCTTAGCACGTTCAAAGAATAATCTTTCGCCATGTTTGATGGCTGCATTACTATTCTCCAACGCATAAGTCTTATCGTATGGAGCCTTCCCATTGGAATAGTGTCTGTGTTCCATCACTATGTCCGTTGCATTATACAGCATCTCGTGCTGGAGTGCTGTCTTTCTGAGATCATCATCAGCAAACATACTGATGTACTCAGGATGATAAAGATATCCGAGCTTGATATAAGCCAGCCTATTCATGATTGGAATAGTCAGCTTCTGAGCTGTGATGCCATCGTACACTTGCAGGATACCAGGTCCATCTATCATCTCATATTTGTGGAGGATTCTCGAGTCCCACAACTTAGGCGCAAACATGTCGTCAGATACCAAGATGATTAAGTTACCGGCACAAACCTTTGCACCTTCATTAGATGCCTGGACCATATTGCTGGTCTTTGCTGTTATGATGATTGCATCTGATCCTGTAAAGGTCTGATGATACTCTTCAAGCTTCTCATCTGACTTCGATAAGCTTACTATCCATTCAATCTCATGCTCTCCTGAGCAAGCATCCATCCAGTGATCGTAACACTTCCGAGCCTGAACAGGTCTATCCAAGCTCGGATGTATTATCGATATAAGCATTTTAAAGCGTTTTAAGCGATTATTTTCTTAAAAAGGTAGTCCAGTATCATTTTTTGCTCCAAAGGCAGTTGTAGTGCTTGTATTGTCGCTGGGCACGACATTAGCCTCCTGCAATGATAAGCTAAAGTACTTTTGTCCTGATTTGGATTCCTTAATCCATGCAGCAAGCTTATAATCCTTGCCATCAACTTTGACTGTTCCGTTGTAGTCTGGTTGTTTCTCAGTTAGTTTCTTGTCGTTTTTGAATAACGATCCACTGTTGTTTTTTTGTTCGTAAGCCATTTTTTTTTAGATTTTTTTGTGTTATAAATTTGATGAGGAATTTTAAATTGATTATCAGTTATTTAACTATAAATGTTATCTTTTTTTCCTGTAACATGTACTATAAATATAGTATATCAAGATATAAAAGAATATAAAATAAGTTTTTTTGGCGTTTTTTTCGCAACATTCATCACTCATTCTACAGTATCAATGAGTTATGTATCATCACAAAATTTGGTTTTTTTCGCATTCATCACGCTTTTCCAG